TGACGACTTGTTTCGTAATCAACCCAGTCTTTACGGTTCTTGTCAATTAATTTTGCATAACCGTTAACCATGTCAGCACTAAGAGAAAGTTCATCATCTGCTTTTGTTAGCGCAACACGTGCCTCATATAAAGCATCCTCTGCTGCATATAGTGCAGCCTGTGCTTTGGCAGAATTAGCGCCAGTTGCTTTATTAGCACGAGCTAGTGCTTTATCACGAGCAGCTTCAAACTTAAGATAACTCTTATTGGCTTCATCATAAACTGATTGAGCTTTTTCCCAAGCAGCAACCTTTGGTTCCATCTCAGCTCGATACTTTTCAATTTCGAACTTTGCAGCTTTGGCACGTTTACGTGCTTTGGCTTGTGGGCTACCAGGTTTAAATCGTTTCAATGACTCACCGAGTAAGCTTGAGTTATACGCAACATTTTCCATTGCTGGAGCAGCGTTACGAATCAAAGCTGTTGACTCAAGCGCCATAGTGGCGCGAGCAAATGGGTCGACCATTGAGTTCTTTGGGATATATGCAAGACGAAGCAAGTTAAGGTTTGAGAAAACCATGTTAGCTAGGTCTAAGAATTCTCCAGTATTCATCGCTGTCTTGGATACCAATGCACCACGATACTGACCTGCAGTGACTTTAGTTCCTTTGCCAGCAGCACGACGAGCGTTGAGGATTACCTCAATCTCAAGTCTGCGGAAGTCAAGCATTGGAATAATGCTTGCTTCGTTTGATACTGAAATAAAATTTTGTACGTTGATTGAACCATCAACGTCTGGAATAATTCCGTTCTTAACAGCATATTGTTTTAATGACGAACGTGAATCGGATGTCTTTGTTTGCCATTGTTTAATCTGGTCGATAGCATCTTTAGGTGCTCGGATACCTTGGAGGTCTGTTACGCCATAGAACTTGGCTAGGCGAGTCATAACAATCTCTTCAATTTGACCTAACGCAATAGCGCGTTGTGTATCATCCTGCGCTCTAAGAAACTTGGAAACCATGGCACGTTTGAACTCAGCACCTGCTGGACCACTTAAAAATTGTAAGCGATTTAGGTCTGACAATAAGTCACCTGACGCTTCAAATTGGCGTGGGTTGGAAATGTTAATCATTCCCTGTGGGCGACCTGAACCAGTCCATGCAATTGTACGTACGACGCGGTCGTACATGTTTGATTGGTAGACCTGTGTCTTCCAACTTTCGCCACCATCGGCACCAAACATCTTAAGGTCACCGTATTGTGACTGAAGCTGAATCTTTTTCTTAGCTAGGCTAAGTGATTCTAACGCAGCAAAACGACCTGGGCGGTAGCTTTCAATGTTCACTCCGCGTGGTGCATTATTTGCAAACTCTTCTAATGCTCGTGCAAGCTTAGGGTCTTGTGCCTTCTTTGCATCGAGAATGCGTTGCATTCTTGATGTCATCTTTGGCGTTAAAAATTCTTTGCCAACATCGGACCAATCAGCAATTGGTGAAGTTTGGTCAATTCCATAATCATCTAGATGGTCTGCTTCTAGTGGCTTTCTTTCAAAAAAGCGAGTAAATGCTGCAGCGTCACCGCGTTCTGCTAGCAAGTAATCTGCTACATCGCGGTGGTTATCTAATCTAGATACAATAGTTGCTGTTCGATATGGGTTTGCTGTTTCGCTAATAAGTGGATTAGCAGCAATCTTAGTAATGTCTTTTTCTTTAACTGCGTCATCTACTAATACGCTTAATCCACTTTTAGTACGTTGAATATCTGGCAAAGCAGAATCAGCTACAACATCTTCTAGTTCACTGCGGAACTTATCCATGTCATCTGTTGTGACAATACGCTTTGGTCCAGCAACCTTCTTGCCAGCATAACGTAAGGTGCCACCAGCACCTTTAGTTCCTAACGCTGCTAATGCTAAATCAGTAGCTCCAGATGCAATGATGCCTGCCCATTCATCTCTGAATGCTCTGTCTCGTTGCTTATCGTTAAAGATGTCAAAGTCTTTATCAAGGAACGTTGCATTAGTTGCAGGACCAAGTACTGGCGATGCAAGTTGACCAACACCACCAGCTAAGGCTTGACCCATAGAAATCTTTTCGGATTGCTTTTTAGCAAAACGGAAAGATTCAATGATGTTGCCTTTGCCAGCAGCCATAGCTTGTGGCGTAAGTAAAGCAGTAGATGTACCTTGAGTAAGTGGCTTGACAACACGCTCACCAAAAGTTTCTAGTACGCGCATTGCTGGGTTAATTACAGCACCAAGAAAAGGCTTCTTTGAACCTGACTCAATTGCTCCCATTACCTTTGGTACGATTGCAGCTTCTGCTTTTCCTACCTTGGTATTGTCTGTTTGCTTTTTAAAATCATCTACCTTAGAGGTCTTGACCTTAGAAGGCTGCTCAGCGTAACGTGGGTCATTCCACCATTCCGTCATTGACACTTGGCGCAGCCTCCTTCTTTATGGTCAACTCTTCTAATAAAGCAAGTCGGTCATCGTCTGTTGGGAATGGCATTTTTGCAATATCCCAAGCAAGAGGAGCCAAGTCAAAGCCAAGATACTCAAGGTTCTGTTCGAACTTCTTGAGTGCTTTCATTCGGTCTGACTCCTTAAATATCTAACAAATGCTTTCATTGTTCCGCTTGATTCTGGTGAATCAGCATAACGAACCATTAATGGCATAAATTTCGCAATCTTACTTAGGTCATCTAGTTGAGAATCAACTGGTGACTTCATATTAAGAATGCTGCTACCTGGACCTGGACCAGCGTCAACACCTGCAGTAACAGGTTCATCTGGTCTGCGTGTTGGTGCTGTTAACGGAACTGCTTCCGCTAATGAGCTAGGTGCCTTTGCCATTGGTGCGCCTGCTTGTTCTGCTTGAAATTGCTTTTGCTCACCGTAAGCAGCATCTGGCAATCTTTTGGCTCCTTGGATATCTGTTCGCTTTGCGAACTTACCAGGACCCGAAGGCTGCATCATTGACATTGTTTAACCTATTTCTTCTTAGGAATATTTACCTTTGTTCCAGCCCAAATCATTGCGCCCTTCTTATACTTAGGTGTCTTCATAATATAAGGATTGGCTTTTTTGATTTCGGACATACTTACACCAGCAGTTTTAGCAATGTTTTCTAACACATCGCCTCTCTTGACTGTGTACTTAGTGGTAGAGCCACCAGCACCAACAGATGGTTTAGAAGCCGTACCTACCGCTGGACGTGTTTTAGAACCAGCTTTATATGCTGCAGTTCCTGGTACTAGGCTTTCTCCGCCTTTACCATAACGTAGTTGCTTGGTTTGCTTTTCTTTCTTAGCAATCTTTTTATTAAGTTCGTCCATACGTTGACGACGAGTTTTGCCAACAAGACCCATAGTTGCAAGATTAGCAAGGTTACTTGCTTGTGTTGCAGCACCTTCTTTAGCTGACATTGGCTTATCGCCTAGCTTTGCCTTAAGACGATTAATTTCGCCGAGGTCTTTGAACGTTGAACCTTTGCCTGCTGAAATAACTTCTCCAGCAACCATTGCCAATGGGAACTTCTTAGCTGCAAACTTAGCTGCACGAATAGGAAGCGAACGCTTCTTGGCAATCTTTAGCGCCTTACCTTCTGGCTTAGCAGTTGCCTTAGCCTTTTCGGCTTGAGGTGTTTGTGTCTTTCCCTTAGCTGAGTTGGCAAGAGCCTTGTTCTTTGCAGCAACACGTGTCTTAGCTTCTTCAAGACCTTTAGCCTCGTTACGCTTTAAATCAGCAAGCGTTACACGCTTAGGAGCTTTTGCTTCTGGCTTAGATGCTGCTTTAGCTGCTGGCTTTTCCTTAAATAGATTTGGATTAGCTGCTTTGGCTGCCTCTGCTGGTGTCTTACCTGCAGCACGAGCTGCTTCGTAAGTTGAAGGTTTAGCACCTGGCTTATTTGCATTCCAGTTCTTGCGTTGTTCTGGTGTCATCTTTGCCCATGCTGCCTTATTAGCAGCAGACTTAGTTGACTTTGCTACTTTCTTTGGAGTTTCAGTAGTTGTTTTAGCTGCTTCTGCTACAGTTTTAGTAGGCTTAGCTTTTTTAACAGCTGGCTTTTTCTTGTTTGACATGATTTCTTCAGCACGAGCTTTAGATACAACCTTGCCATTTTCTACAAGAGACTTGCCTTTAGTTGATGCTGCTGGTTTCTTTGCTGTTGACTTCTTAGGCGCTTCTGCTTCTTCAGGAGTAGCCTTTTTGCCAGCGTATTCACCAAACTCTTGACGCATTGATTCGCGGAACTTCTCAAGTTCTGCTGCATTACGTGCTTTAAACTCAGAATTGCTGAGATATGCGTTCTTGCCAAGCTCAGACTTAGCAGTCTTTCTTACTTCATCAGCAATTTGCTTGTCTTCCAAGCTAATCTTTAGCTTAGGGTCACGTTTTGTTGCCTGCTTCTTACCAGGAAATGCTGCTTTAGCAGCAGGTTTGGCAGCCTGTTTTGCCTGCCGATACTTTCGTGTGGTTGCCTTCTTGGCTGCCATAGTTATTCCTTACTTAAGCTTGTTCTTGTTACCCTTGATGGTCTTTAGCGCTGCTGGCTTAGCATTCTGTCCTAGACCGACGCCCTTGCCTGCTGGCTTCTTGCCCATGATTGCTGAGCCTGTTGGTGCCTTTGCCATCTTTCCTTGCTTTCCGAACATTTTTTCTCCTTGTTATGCTGGTATTTGACGAGTTACTCTTGCTGCTAGGTTGGGATTACCTCCACCAGTTAGACCTGCAAGAAGTTCTTGCATTGGTGGTCGCTCTTGTGGGAAGTTTGGCATTGCGCCACCCATACCCTGTTCAGGACCTGCGCCCATTTCTGGTGCTCCTGGCATCTGAGGTTGTGTTGGTGCTGGTTCTGGCTTGAACGCTTTAGCAACCGCGTCTTCTAGCGGTGTACCCTTCTTGCGTTCATCAATAACTGCAGCCATCTTTTCAACAATCTTCATTGGGTCTTGACCTTGCATTACCATTTGTGGAATTGCTTGAGCCATTGATGCAACAGACGCCTTTAAGGAGTCACGCATCTCTTCAATGTCAATTGCTCGCTCTTCTTCTCCAGCATTGAGCGAAATCGGTAGATTGCGACGTAGCATTCCGCGTGAGATTAGCTTGTCGCCACGAGCTTGTAGACCCCATACCAG